GAATTGACGATACACAGTGATGTCACGATGCATACCGATAATTCTGTTATTTGGGAATGTCAACTCAACATGACCATGTGAACCAGCTGCTCCGGAGTAATCTCCTGCTGCTGTTTCTGGCATCAGCGGAACCTCAACCAAAGGAATACCGAATGGTGCGATACCAGTAGAACCTGCTCCACCATTGGCTCTCATTGCGCCCTGCAAGAATGCCATATCACCAACGAGTGAACCTGGTGATGGTGCTCCTGCTGTTGCTGGAGTTGCCGAGTTTGGGTTTCCAAGGCTGTAGATTGTGTCCTGAACAATTCCCGAACCGGAGAAGAATCTGAGCTCATTTCTGCGCTGCAAATACTTGGCTGGAAGATTGCGAAGAATACGATCATATGTAGATCTTGAAACTCCATTACCGCCTTCATCAACAACATTTGCGGATGCCTTTGCCAACTTGATGAATCCATCAAGAGACTTAAGAAGTCCATTGCTCGAAGAGGTGTTACCATTGATGAACAAATCGTCAAGGTCATTAGCTGTTTGACGAGCCATGATTTGTGCGATGTGGTCTTCAAGAGAAGCGCCTTCGATGTTGTCCTCAAGGGACTCTGTTGATACTGCCCAATCAAGACGGAGTTTAACCGTGCTGATCGAAACTTTGCTAAATGTGACAGCAGCATTTGTGCCATCATCTGTTGCCTCGGTTGCTTTAGCGAGCAAACGAGTGCCTACGGAAACCTTATCGATTTCCATTTGTGGTGTACGCATACGAACGACTCTTGCGTTCTGCATAAGTACGGATTGGTCAATGACGTAATCCAAAAAACGGTTGGACTGAGCTGGCTTAAGCAAACCACCAGAGTCGTTGCCAACAACGCTTGTTGTAACTTCATTAGCCTTTGAAAGGATTTCTTCCTGTGATGCCATATTATTTATTCCTCCTAATCATGACTCGTAGCCCAGCGCCTTAATAAGCGGCTGTGGCAAATACGTGTTTCCCCAAATAGAATCTGACTTCTGAAGTTCTTCTTCATCATCAGCGTCCTCTGGGTCTACGCTTTTCTTGATAGCGCCAGCCTCGGCAAATGCCTTGACCTGCTCTTCTTGCTCGGAGAGAGCTTTTTCAGCTGCCTCCACTTTTTCTTGAAGTTCAACCGTGTTGGCTTCAAAACTCTTAGTAATATTGTCGATCTTTTCGTTAAGCGATGCCTCAACTTCTTCTTTGATAGAAGTAGCGAAGTTAGCTAGTTTGTCATCAACAACAGCACTGAGAGCATCTTTTAGGATTTCAATATCCATTTGTTCCTCCTGTGTGTTTTCAGTAACTTCAACCGTATTTTCTGTTGAAGCATATTCTTGAACATCTGGAACAAGCCAATTGACTACACGCTTTAAAAGCGATAGTCTATTTATTTCTTGTTCATTCATGCTTAAGACCTTATCATAGTTTACATCATTTTGCAATGAATTCACTTCATCTTTGATGATATCTATACCATCATCAGATTTATTTTTAATTTCATCCATATAAGACTCCTTCTTTTTTTTCTTTTTGCTAGGAGATGGCATAGTTGGTGTCTTAAAAGAACCTTGGGTTGGATTTTTAATACCAGAACCCATTCCTGATGTAGTAACTTCTCCCTCTTTTAGAATCTCTTCATAGTCAGCAGAAAGAAAGTATTCCATTTCCTTAGTCAAAATTTCAGCATCCTCTTCCATGATTTCATCAGCACTCTTTTGCTTGGTTTTTGCATACCTTTCAAGAAGTCTTCTGCCCTTAGCAGCTAAAGCAGCAGCGTCAGATCTATCTTGTGGAACAGGCTCACCCCATGCAGTAGCCGACAATGCCAATCTTGTTGGTCGACCTTTTTCGTCCTTCATAGGACCAGATGGGTTAGTAAAAAATCTAGTCAAGAATGAACCTTTACGGCGCATTTTTTCCGGTGTATTTGCAGCGCCTCGAACTCCGGGCTTTAGATTTGCCCCTTCTGTTTCTTTAAAGTGTCTTCTTCCAGCAGCAGTTAGACCACCTTTTGGATCCTTTAAAGGTTGTTTAGCCTTCTCAAGATCATCTTCAAGAATATAATCCAGAGCGCCTTCACTATTCATTTTGATAATATCAACAACAGCCAATGCGTTTGCTGGATTATCTACAAGACTTAACTCACCAAGAATATATTTCTTAATGACTTTAACAGGTCTACCTCTAAACATCTTTTCAGTGGATTCCATTTTCTCAAGAACTTTCCCGCCAATAGAGAAAGCCTGAAGAGTACCATCAAGAATTTTCTCCCATGTATTTTGAGCGCCTTTTGAAATATAAGCATCTACTTTTATAGCATTGTATGTTTTGCCATCTTCACCCGTTATTTGAATTGGCTCATAGTTAATAGCCTTTCCTACGGCAATTGGGTGATGCATTTCACGAATGTTTCCACCCCATGTTTTAAATGCCTCAAGTGATGCATTGAATTCAACAATATCACCAGATTTATCAATATTGTCAGCAGTTGCAATTCCACTAACAATTCTCTCTTCCTTTTTGATCATGTCAATAGGGAAGCTTAAATTAAAATTTTCCATAAAACCTCGTAATCATATATTGTATATGATTTTTATACAATTAACCAATTGCGAATACTGCAAGTGTTACACCTGCTGTTATAACTTGGTATGATGTGTAGTCACCTTTAATCTCAACATAGTTTTTACCAGCTGGGATAAGAACTTCTCTTGGACCACCATTAAGTCTAACAACTGCATTTGTCGATGAATGCGTATTGAAAAAATTAATAAAGTGTGTATGACTGCCGGTTAACACAGTATTAGCAGTGCTATCAACAGATGTTCTTGAATGAACAATACTTCCGTAACTCATTTTATTCTCCTTTTAAGACTCCGGATTTTCACCAGAGTCTTGATTTTGACCTCTCTCGGCCTGATCTCCTGCTTCTCTTGAACCAGTAGCGATTTCTCCCGCATCAGTTCTTGACTTGGGTGGATTTGAAGATGCATTGTTGGAATTGCCAATTGGCGCACCTGCACCTTCTTTCTTAACTTTTGTAGGGAATGGAAGAACTTCGTCTCCATTTTTTGTTTCAGGAAGTCCAACTTTTCCTCTAACTTCGTTAGGAGACATGACTTCTGTTCTAAGATATCTGTCATAGATTCTTGACTCCATCTCCTCATCGATAAGATCAATCTTCTTAAGTTTGAACTGAAGAAGGTCAGTAAACTCAGCAACAATTCTATTTATCTTTTTTTCAAGAACTGCTTGGTCTGGTCCAATTACCTGCATCTTAAATGTCTTATCAGCGTCTCTTGAAACAGCTAAGTTAGCATTGTCATAAACACCGACCTTTGGAGCCGGTACTCTGTTGGCTACCAAAATTTCATCTCTGTTTGATTTTCTATACTTATCAAATGAAGAGTCTTGAACTCCTGCTTCTAATTTTTCAAACTTAATATCTGTATCTGAACCAAGCGAGGCTGGAATTGGAATAATTAGAGTTCCATGATTGCGACCTTTTACTTCATTTCTAAAGTAGTTAACCAGTTCCTGCTTAGACTTTTGACTGATCTTTGCGCCTTTTAGAATAATCGCATAACGTGGAATTGCTTTGTTTTCGAAATAATCAATGTTATATTCTTTTGCAAATTTATCACCGACAATTGCAGCAGCAGCAGATACTGCGGCAGGTATACCGTAGTAAGTATTGTTCGGAGAATACATCTTAAAATGAATTAACTCATTAGGATTTGGATCTTGATTAATCTCATCAACTGTTTCCGAATCTTCAAAGTTTCTAAAGAATACTGCTTGTATCTTATTACTTCTTGAAATCTGAACAAAGCCATCTCTTTTTCTACGAACACGAACCATTGTCCCAGGAACATGACCAATGTAACCAATCTTTCCAGCATTGTTTCTACCTATTTCAAGATAGCCATTGCCAATAGTTAAAACATCTTGCCAAACTCTTACTAAGGTTTCAATAAGTGTTTCTTCAAGGTTCAGACCTTCAAATGTTTCATCAAGTTCTTCTTTTAGATCTTGAATTTGCCTTCTTACTCTCTCAAGTTTTGCTGGATCTGACTGAACTCTTTCAATCTTTCTTCTAGCCTTTAGTGTTTCAGTAAACTCGTAACCCAAACCAACTGTATTCATTACTCTAGCATTTATAGATGCATAATGAATAGAACTTTGATCGTACAAACTTGCTAGATTATCTAAGTCATATGGCGGATTGATAATATCCCATAATGAATATCCATTAATTACAAGTGGATCTACATATTTTGTAGCAGTTCCATCTTCACCCTCGTATTTTTTTTGAAGTCTTTGTGCTCTTCTTTTCATTCGAGGACTGAGAGAGTTCAGTTTTACATCTAGAAATGGGTCTGTGTTTTTTTTATCAATTTTAAATTCACTATAAGTAATATCATCAAGTTCAAATTCTTGAGAGTCTTCAACCAATTCCATTTTTTGCATTATGATGTCCTTTTATGAGCAAAATAAGAGTCAAGAATGTCTTCATATGGATCAGCTACAAGACCATTTGAAAGCCTTTCTGCCTGATCATCTCTTTCTGAAGCTGAGACTTTTCTAGCACCGGCAACCCATTGAACTTGACCAGCATCGGAGCCTGTCCAATACTTTGCAGCCTCAGCTACTTTTTTTTCAATATTCGGGTCATGCATCAAACCTTCCGCACAAAGTACGCCATCCCCATCAGAAAGAGCCATCCCATCCTCTGTTATCCAAATACAAACCCCATAGGCTCTTTCGGGAATCCAGATTTTTTTATCTTTGATGATATTTGAACTCATATGTTATTAATTTTACATTACTTTCTTTAATTTATCTACACATGGCAGTAGATTTTGTTAAATTATTTACCAATGTTGTCTGTAATAAGTTTGATTTCGCAAGAATCTGTACTGCAATAGTTTTCGCCAATAGCATCCGCAGCCATTCCAGCGTATACGCCTACAAAATCAATCGGGAATAAATCTAGAGTTTCTTTCTCATATTGCTCTTTGGTTATCTGAGTATACGGCATTTGAGGATATGTAAAATTACCTTGTGGAAGGAAAGATACGGTTTTCAATTGACCATCATACATATGAAGAACTGTTGGAATATATTGCTTTTCTGTTTCAGAATCAAACGAAATAGTTACAGAAACTGAATTATCTGACCAATATCTCTGAGCTACAGCAGCAATAGACATTTTTTCAAAAATGGTTACATCTTTTTCAGATCTTCTAGCATCGGATTTGATCGGGAAGAAAACAACAGATGTGGTATCTGGAGATTCAGATGCTGGCTCAACACGGTAGTTTGCCATCTTAAATAGTGGAAGCATTGGGTCATCATTAGCAAATCTAATCGATCTTAAGAAGTATTCACCACCGGGTGTCCAGTGAACTCCAGGGGATTCTCCTGCAAGAATTGAGACAGTACCAGATGGCTTGACTGTTGTCATCTTGATTGATTCACGAATTCCAAACCATTCAGAATAAACATTGTCATATCTCTTAACTGTTTCATATCCCGAATCCATCCATTCACGAAGTTGCGGTAAACCATTCTTGTCTGCAAAATTAGCAATGCCGGACATTGAGGTACCGATTCTTCTGTTTCTCTGCATAATTGCGTTTGTCTTTTCCCAGTGAGTTGGGAGCAGTGTCACAGTCTTTGCATAAAGGTATGCAAATTTTAAAGTTCGCTTATAGTCGTCAAGTGACTCATGACGGTTTAAATACGTCTCAACGAGCGTACAGCACTCATAGGACTCAAGTGACTGCTCTGCACAGGGATTGTAACCGGCAACTCTCCAGTCTTTATTGTTGATACCATCAGCGAGTCTTCCATACTTCTTTGACATGTCCATCCAAATAACGCCTGGCTCTCCATTGAGTGCAATATTATCTACCAAATGAGAAAGGTCTGCACCTACAGTTGTCTCAATTGAATTATTACTCATCCAAGCCCAACCTGGATTTTCTGGATCGTATGAATTCCTTTCAGGGAATCTTTCCGCATTTTTCAAGTTCAAGAATTCATCATCATCATGTCTTCCAATAAGCAACTCAGCAGAACGGCGAACATTTCCTGATACCACACAAACTCCAATAAGGTTTCCAATATCAGCAATATCTTTTCTTGTTAATTTTTCACCGTTTCTATTTACAAAAAGTTTTCTAATAGCATTATGCAACTTAATCAATGGCTCTGGACCTGATGCAGTACCTCCAAAGGTTTTGATTGGAGTTCCTAGTGGTCTAATGAGGGAATAATCAAACTCAATTACATTCTGATCTGCTTTCAAGTATGAATTAATCAAAGAAACAGTTGCATCTCTCCAACCTTCTCTGCTGTCTTCGATAACCTCAACAGTTTTATTCTTATTGGGTTCATAGATAACAAATCCTTTATCAGCACCCTTATCATCAAAGCCAACACCAACTCCAAGCATTGAAGCCTCCATTAAGAAAGCAAAGGGTTCTGCCGGATTATCTTTTGACATTTCTGATGTAGATACAAAAGCACAGTTTTGCAAAGCAGCTGAGTTTTTGTGGACATTAACCAGTTCCGTACCCATAATCCAAAGTCCACGACCAGGAGGTGTCCACTTAAGGTTGAACAACCTATCAAAAGCCTCTTTAGCACTTGCTTGCGCTTTTGCACCATTCCATGGAAGTTTGTTATTTCTGCAATGATCTTTTTGCAGAGAATACATTCCATTAATGACTCTTTCACAAACATCAACCCATGTTTCTTTTGTTCCGTCTGTTTTCTTTCTCGAATATGTTCTTAAAAAAGTAATTTCCCCTACGGAATTACCCGCAGCGTCTTGATAGCCAAATGGCGCTTTCTTCTCTTTGTACGATGCAACAAAGTCATCGCTCAGTCTAAAAGAAAAAAGAGGG